CCCCGCATCAGAGTCCCAATATCATCGCATAAGCAATAGATTGTGCTTGTGTAACACCGCCACCTGTGCTTGATGAACTAGCCAAACCAACATTAGTCCCGTCGCAATACATAATAATGCTATAGGTGCGCGGAATAGCCAACGTGCCGCCTGCTGCGGCATTGCTGCCATTATTAGATCCTATGGATACGGTGTATATACCCGTGGTATTATTGGTAACAATCCACATCCCGCCAACGCTTTGTGGCAATAAAACCAATTGATTCGCCGCTAATGCACCCGTAAGCAGGAACCTCATGCACTGGGACGTGTTACCCGCTGCCGTGGAACTAGGGGCCGCAATATTCGTATACGTTGTACTTCCGCTGGTGCTGACCGATACGCTAGTCGTATTGCCAAACATCTGGTCAAGGATGGTGGCGTTATAGTTAAGCGGCTGATCCCACGTAGGGGATGTGCTATTATACGCTGGTTCGTTTAGGGCAAGGTTGGTGGTAATACTCATTTGTCAGCTTTCCCATCCAGCTTGTCATAAATACGCTGGAACATACTTTCAATGTGATCCATGCGTTTGTCCAAATCTTCTTTAAGGACGTATTCTTTTGGCAAGGCGGCTTCTAGTTTGCTTAAATCCCGCTGTAATTCTTTAACAGCACCCCATAATTCCCGCATGAGCCATCCAGCTACGGCCAGAATAGCACCTAATCCAAGATTTATGAGGTTCTGAAATTCAACCATAATTAAGATTCCCGGATGATCGCCGTAGAAGTATCCCTGTCAATGGATAGTACACCATAACAGACAATATTCCAATCCATACCATCCCGTTCATCCTTTACGGGAACATTAATATCCAAGTGCTTGAATAGGTATTCTTTGCCGCCATTTTCAAACACCCGCCAGACATGATCTTCCGTCCCGCGTCCCGGCTGGCCCCGTGTTTTATTAAAGCGGATGCCATACTTGTTCATATAACCTCCGCCGCGGGCATAGGTGGATTAGCCACTGCCGTCAGGTTAAAGTGTATGAAAGTCATTGGATCGTTGGAGGCATTACGGGTGAAACTGTGCGCTAGCCAAGCATTGGTAAAGATCAACGTGCCATCTTCTGGGGCAACATTAATGGCATTGCTTGCATGGGTAATGTTGGCGGGATCAAATTCTGGCAAACCTATCTGGACCTTACCAGCACGGGGATCATGGAATGTAGCTACAGAACCGTTTTGCGGCGTTTTAAGGAAGTAAAACCCTACAATCTGCGCCCCATGTGCATGGACGTGCTGATCCATGCCGCTGTATTTGTAATGCTGTTGCGCCCACATTTCGGTAAATGACGTGCTAAAATTACGCACATCGTACCCCTGTTCACCAAGGATATTCCAAGACGTGGCACCGATATAGGCACACAGGTCTTCCATACGCGGATCGTCGTACAAATTGTCTGTCATATAAACAGGGTACACCTCATTGGTGCCGCCCTGTTCCTTTTTGCGCTTTTCAATGTATTCATCAACAACCTTGCGGGTGTTGTCCAAAAATTCCGGCTTTTTAATTACATAAATGGTTGTTGGGAAGCAGTGAATAGGGTTTAGTTCATCTTTTGCATCTGCCATCGTTTATCCCCGTTGTTGCATTTCTTGCTGCATCTTCTCCATATTTGCAATTTCTTCCGCCGTCAAATCACGGACATTCCAAGAAAATACCCACTTGCCGTCCCGTACAAATGGCTGTTCTGAACGTGACACGGTTTGCGTTTTTCCGTCATACGTAGGATCTGCATCAATCTCCACATAATGAATGCGGAAGCCATGCACATTGTATGCGTCAGTGGTCGGGAATATCTCCACAAAATCACTGTACGGCGTATAGCCCAAACCGGGATTGTCCCGCATGAGTTCTTCCGCACCATAGGGATATTCAACAAACTGATTGTCGGTGGTGGTCTTTACATATCCGGTCATGATGATTTGTCCTCAAGAAATGCTGGTGCTTGTTTGGTAAGGAGATCAAGGCGTTCACCTTTCCCTGCCAATTGGGTAAATACCTGCTTGATATGCGGCACTATATGCGTCTCAAAGTCTGGGTGGCACCGCATGGTATTCAAATGGTCATGCGGAATATTGCCTTGAGACAGAATGAAATTCTCCACCCGCCCCTGCAATTCACCTAGCCATTCTTCCCGCTGCATGGCTTCATTGGCTTCTAGCATAGGCAGATGACCAAATTTACGCTGCGGCTCAAGTTCCGCCATGATCTGGTTAATGGTGTTGAGTTCCATAACGGCGGCTTCATGGTTGTTTTTCCATGTGTCTTCCGCTGATTTACATTCAATGATTGTGGCTTCCGCAACCATTTTTTCCCAAGGCTTGGCGTTTTCATCCGCTATGATAGCCTCATTCTCCATGATTTTGGCTTCACGTTTCATCTTTTGGGCCTTGGAATGTTCAACCTTGACCTCCATGTCAATGCGCTGACCATATAGCAATGCCCATGCGCCATCTGGCGTATAGCAGGACCCCGCCATGAAGTGACGGAGTTGGAAGTCTGAATTATTGCGGTGCGGTTTACTGTTCATTTACCTATTTACCCCCGGTATACCATTTGATACTGCTGAACCTTCGTTAGATGCAATACTAGCTGCGGTTGCCGATGCATTACTACAACCAGAATATGTATATTTATTTCGGGTAGTTGAAGGGCCTGAAATACAAGCATTATACCCTATTGCAAAAATACCGGTTGTGGAATTTCCTGTAGCAGAACCATAAGAACCACGTGCAGTTGCATTAGTTCCTGAAGTTACTGTGCATCCAGAATATGTGTATTTATCACGAAAGGTAGTTTGGTTATAAGGATATGGACGATTGCCTAAATTAAAAATACCAGTTGTAGAATTGCCCGCAGCTGATCCAGCATACGTTACGTATGAAGCAGCTGTTGCGGAGCCATTTGTATCTCCTGAATATGTATATTTATTGCGGGTGGTTGATCCTTGGCAAACATTCACACATCCTAACGCAAAAATTCCAACCGTGGAAGACCCTGACGCTGATTGACTACTTGAACCAGTAGTGGCTGATGTTGCAACAACACTTGTATCGCCAGAATAAGTATATTTATTTCGGGTACTACTAGGTGGTCCTGAAGTAACTGCTCCTAAAGCAAATATTCCAATAGTAGAATTTCCCGAAGCTGCTCCAGTATAAGAAGCAGCACTTGCTGCGGTAGCTGTTCCATTAGAACAAGACGAATAAGTATATTTATTACGGGTGGTTGATAAACCGCTAGAACACCCTAAAGCAAAAATACCAATTGTGGCATTTCCGGCAGCTGAACCGCCATAAGAAGCAACACTTGCTGCGGTAGCTGAAGAATTTACACATCCAGAAAATGTATATTTATCACGGGTAGTGGTAGCAACAAAAGAACCATTTGCTCCTAATGCAAAAATGCCAACGGTAGCTTCATTTAAATTCCCCGCCACAGGCCACAATCCCGCCTTCTGCCAACCCACCATTTGGTCAATAGTCCATACACCAGATGCAGCACCACATTGGTAAGGACCAGCAGGTGTTATAGGTGATTTGGTGATTATGGAGCCTTGATATTGCCGTGGCATTATACGTTTACTCCCGTAGTACCGTTGGATGCGGCTGCACCATAGCAAGAAGCAACACTTGCAGCCCCGCCAGTAGAAACAACGCAGCCCGAATACGTATATTTATTACGAATTGTTGACTTACTACCATTGTACCCTAAAGCAAATATACCAACACAAGCATTGCCAGCTGCCGAACCTTGCGCCGAAGCGCAAGTTGCTGCTGTTGCAGACGCATTAACGCAACCAGAATATGTGTATTTATTACGGGTAACTGTGGTTGACCCAGCGCAATTTCTTCCTAATGCAAAAATTCCTGCAGTAGAATTGCCCACCGCAGACCCGCATCGGGAGGCTACCGAAGATGCTGTTGCAGAAGCATTAACACACCCAGAATATGTATATTTGTTACGAATGGTTGTGGCAACAAAAGAAGTATTGCCACCCAATGCAAAAATTCCCGTAGTAGAATTGCCAGTAGCAGCGCCTTGTAAAGAACCTGCGCTGGCTGCGGTAGCGGAAGCGTTAGTGTCACCAGAATACGTATATTTGTTTCGGGTAGTTGACGGAGAACAAGCTATACAGCCTAATGCAAATATTCCAGTTGTTGAATTTCCTGTGGCGGATTGATAATTAGAAGCGCAAGTTGCAGCTGTAGCAACTATATTAGTATTATCAGCATACGTATATCTATTGCGAATAGAAGATCGGGAGCCAACGCTTCCCAAAGCAAATATACCAACGGTAGAATTACCTGCTGCCGACCCTTTTGTTGAAGCGCAAGAAGCTGCTGTTGCCGATGAAACAACGCAACCAGAAAATGTGTATTTATCGCGGGTAGTTGATGCCCCCGGTGCTTGTCCTAAAGCAAATATGCCAACAGCCCCAACTGCTGGTGGTGGATTAGGCCAATTACTAGCCGCCACCGCTTGCATCTGCTGTACTAAGTTCCATGAGCCGGAGTAATTAGGCATTATACGTTTACTCCACAGGTTCCATTGGAGGCGGCGGCACCGAAACAGGAAGCTGCACTTGCGGCGGCTGCTGATGCGTTTGTACTGTTTGAATAAACAAATTTTTGCCTAGTAATGGTTCCACAACCCGTACCAGAACATGCCCCTAACGCAAAAATACCAGCCGTATTATTCCCAGCAGCAGATATACCGCAGCTTGATTGAAGTGATGATGCGGTTGTTGAAGCGTTTGTATCGCCGGAATACGTATACTTACACCGTTTTGATCCGGCGTTTCCTAAAGCAAAAATACCAATTGTAGAAGTTCCCACAGC